AAGACGCGTTCGGCTTGCAGGTCGCGGATGCGTCGCTGGACGAAATCTTCCACTACTTGGAGCTCCAAGCATGCCCGCCGAAGTTTCAGGTGCAACTGCTGCAGGCGTGGAACGAGCCCGTGCTCTGGCGCATGGTCATGCGCGAGGCGGCGGAAGATATCGAGCGGCAGTTGGAGCGCGTGAAGTTGCTGCGCAAGTGGGGCGTCAATGGCTGATTACTTCGATGCCTGTCCGTATTGCGGATTCGATCAGCGCGAGGGCGTGCACGGCCTGATGACGGACGAGGACGATACGCACGTGCTGCTGGTGTGCCAGGTGCCAGTCGAGGCGCAGCCGCTGGCGCAGACGCGCGTCGACATCGTGACGGATACCCGCGCGATGGTTGCGATGAAGGAATCGTAAGTGCCCTCCTACGCCGAGCAGCCCGCCGCGACGCGTCCAACCTCCGACGACGATGAGATTCTGCGCGAGGCGCGCAAGCGCTGGGTGCGGTGCGCGGACGCGGAGGAAGAGCAGCGCAAGCGCATCGTCGCGGCGAAGCAGTTCCGCGCGTTGAACCAGTGGCCTGATGCCATCAAGACGGCGCGCGAGGGCGGGAATGCGATTGCGGGGCAGCCGCCGCAGCCGCCGCGGCCGTGCCTCGTCGTGGACCGGCTCTCGCAGCCGGTGCGGCAGGTGTCCAATACCATCAAGAACGCCGATTTCGGGTTCGATGTGCAGCCGAACGGGGAAGGGGCGGACATCGAGACGGCGGATATCTTCAAGGGCTATCTACGGCGCGTGCAGAACCAGTCGCGCGGGGAAAGTCCGATTGAATGGGCCGCCGATGGGGCGATTGAAGGCGGCATCGGCTGGTTTCGGCTGCGCACGGAGTATGTCTACACGAATTGGGAGAAAGACACGCTCACGGAGGAATTGTTCGACCAGGAACTCCGCATGGAGCGGATTGCGAACAACCTGACGGTGTATGGCGACCCGTCGGCGACGCGGCCGACGCGGTCCGACATGCTGTTCGCGTTCGTGACGGAAGACTTGTACCGGGACGAAGCCGAGTCGCGGTATGACGCGATTGACCTGAAGTCGATTGACCTGTTCGCAGCGACGGGCGATATGCAGGGCTGGGCGGACGAGCGCGAGAACACGGTGCGGATTGCCGAATACTGGCGCGTGACGTTCAAGGAGCGCAAGTTCGTCTGGATGAAAGACGGGTCGCTGCTCGAGGGCGAGGCGCCCAAAGGCGCGCAGGTGCGTATGCGTCGCACGATGCGCGTGCCGCAGGTCGAAGGGTTCAAGATGACCGCGACGCAGGTCCTCGAGCGCTGGGACTGGGCGGGGTCGCGCATTCCGCTGATTCCGGTCATCGGCGAAGAGTTGAACATCGACGGCAAGCCGCTGCTGCGGGGCATCATCGAGCTCGGCATGGACGCGCAGCGCATGGTGAACTACGCGTATTCAGGGGCGATTGAAATCTTCGCGCTCGGGAGCAAGAAAGCGCCGATGGTCCCGGGGGCCGCGGTGCAAAACTACCGGCAGATCTGGCAGACGCGGAACATCTACAACCACAGCTATCTGCCCTATGACGTGTGGGACGAGGACGGTCGGCAACTGCCGCCGCCGACGCTCGACACGTCGGAAGCGCCGATTCAGGCCGCGGTCGAAGTCATGCGCGTGTCGGAGGATGCGATCAAGGCGTCGACGAGCACGGGCGATGCGAGCTTGGGGAACACGAATCCGAACGAGCGGAGCGGCAAGGCGCTGCAGGCGCTCCAAGCGCAGTCGGACCTGGCGAACAGCAACTATCCCGACAACGTGCGCCGAGCGCTCATCTATGCCGCGGAATTGATGGTGGAAATCATCCCGAAAATCACGCGGCCTGGGCAGATTGTCCACATCATGGGCATGGACGACGAGCCTCAGCAGGTGATTGCGGGCCAGCCGTTCCAGCCGCCGCAAGCGAAGGGGCAACCGCCCACACCGCGGCCGGATGTGTCGGTGGATGTCGCGAAGGACCCGCAGACGCTGTTCAAGTTCTACGACTTCAACGCGGGCAAGTATGCCGTGACGGTGACGGTCGGCAAGGCGACGGCGACACGGCAGCAGGAGGGCGCGCAAGCGCTCGGCGAGCTCATCCCGCATCTGCCGCCGGAGATGGCCGCGGTGGCGACGCCGGACTACGTGCGGCAGTTGTCGTTCCCGGGCGCGCAGAAGATTGCCGAGCGGCTGGAGAAGGCGCTGCCGCCGGCCTTACAGCCGCAGCAGGACGGGCAGCAGGTGCCCGACCCGCAGCAGTTGCAGCAGCAAGTGCAGCAGTTGCAGCAGCAACTCCAGCAGGCGGCGCAGGCGATTCAGACCGACCAGGTGAAGGCGCAGGCCGGACTCCAGCAGGCGCAAATCAAGGCCGATGCGGACTTGAAGATGGCGCAGTTCGAAGCGCAGAAGGAACTCAAGCTGCAGGAGATGAAGAACGCGAACGCGATCGCGGTGGCGCGCATCGCGGCGGCGAAGTCGGCGCTGGACATTCAGGCCGAATCGCAGGAAGAACGGCTGTCAACGGGCATCGAGCTGCAGCACGAGGCGCAGCAGAACGCGCTCGACCGGGCGCATGAGGCGGGGATGTCGGCGATGAGTGGCGCACAGGCGCAGCAGTCACAGGGGAGCCAGCAGGCGCACGAGGCGACACAGGCCGCGCAGGGACAGGCCGCCACGGATGCGCAGGCCGAAGCGCAGCGGCAGCACGAAGCGCAGCTCGCGGCGCAGCAGCAGGCGGCGCAGGGACGACAGGAGTGAAACCCGTGTATACTCCGGACATTCGCGCATGAGCGAGCCCCAAGTCGACCAAAACGCCGTCATTTCGCACGAGCAGGACGGCCGTGTGCTGTCTGGCGTCGGCGCGACAACGGAACGGCTGGCCGAAGTCATGGATCGGCATGCGCCGGATGCGCCGGAGTCTTCGGAGTCGGCGCCACTGGGAACGCCGGCCTCCCCGACCGACGAGGCTCCGGCTCCGGAGACGTCGGCGCCGGTCGAATCGCGTGGGCGAAAGCGCTTCGCGGACCTGACGCGCGAGCGGGACGAGGCGAAGGCGGCCCGGGAAGCCGCCGAACGCGAACGCGATGAACTCAAAGCGCGGCTCGAGCAGCCCGCGCAGACGCCGGCGGCACCACAGACACCGCCGCCGGCCCCCTCTCAGCCCGCACAGTTCACCTTCCCAGATTACGAGACGTTCGTCGCGAATGGCAATGCGACGGCGAGCTATGACGACTGGCGGCGCGCGGAACTCTACGCGTTTTCCGAGTGGAAGGACCAGCAGACGAACCTTGACGCGCGCATTCGGCAGGCGCTCGAGAGTGACAGAGAGACGCGGAGCTTTGCCGAAATGGTGGAGAATACCCGCAAAAAGGGACGAGAAACGTATAAGGATTTCGATACCGTGCTCGCCAGCGGGCCTGGTGCGTTGATCCCCTTGGGACCGACGCCGGCTGAGGCTATCCAGCGGGCACAGTTCGTCATCCGGCACCCGCAGTCCGAACACCTCCAATACGCGATTCTTCGCGATGGTGCCCTGGCGCGCAGGCTTCAGCAGATGAACGCCTACGACTTCGGGATGACCATTGCCGGACTCGCCCCGAACGGGTCTGGCGTCTCACTGGCCTCGCCAGCCGTCACGGGTTCTGCACCGCCTCCCGCGCCGTATCAGCCAGTCGGCGGCGGGGGCAAGACGACGGCATCTCCGTCGGCGGAACTCGTCAAAAAGGCCGGATACGACTTCGACAAATCTGGCTATCGGGAGAAGCGAGCCGCCGAACGCGGGGTGACACGTCGCCGGTAGGGCGACATGCCAGCACCAGCCAATACCCTGCTCACGAATGACATCGTGACCTACGAGGCGCTCGATGTCCTCGAAAACACCGATGCCGCGCTCATCAACATCAACTCGGAGTATTCGGACCAGTTCGAATTCGGCGGCGCGGTGCTGGGTCAGACGCTCAGCATCCGGAAGCCGCCCCGCTACATCGGCCGGCTCGGACAGGCCGCGCAAATCGAAGCCATTACCGAGACGTTCGTCCCGCTGACGCTGTCGTTCCAGCGCGGTGTCGACACGCAGGTCAGTTCGCAGCAGCTCGTCCTCGACATCGACAACTACCGCAAGCGGGTGCTCACGCCGCAGATTGCGCGGCTGTCGAATCTCATCGACCAGGACGTGTGCAACCTCGCGCAAGGCCTCAACAACTTCGTCGGCGTGCCGGGCACGACGCCGACCACGCTGACCACGTGGGGGCAGGCGAAGGTCACGCTCGACAACATGGCGGCGCCCGCCGAAGACCGGTGCATGTTCCTGAATCCGATCGCGGACTTCACGCTGGTCGACAATCTCAAGGGGCTGTTCAATCCCGGCAAGGCCATCAGCGACCAATACAACACGGGCTCGATGATGCGCACGGGCACGCTCGGAGCTGACTGGTATATGGACCAGAACATCTTCGTGCAGACCGTGGGCACGTTGGGCGGCACGCCGGTCACGAA